AAGGTCTTAAAAATGGTAAAGGTTTAACAAAAAGATTATCTTGTTATTCAACTTCAAAAGGTAAAGGAATTGTTCAATTTAAGAAAGATTATCAAGAATATATTTTAAAAAGATATGAATTTAAAAAAAAGTTTGAGGAATTATTAGAATGACTAAAGATAGATGGAATGAAGGTTACGATTGTGGCTTTCAACAAGGTAAATTAGCAGTTTATCAAGATTTGCTAAAGATTAAATATGCAAGATGGTCAGTTCATTCTTTAAATAATGAAGAATATAAACCTGATGAAATTTATATGACAGATTATCTTATTGAAGAAAATAAAGATAAGCCATTAAAGATTGTTTATCCTTATGAAATTTGTGATGTAAATAATAATTTAATA